AGTGACAGTGTGAGTTAGTGAATCATTAATGTAGCTGGTTGGTCTCAACAGATCAGAAAATTGTCGTCCTGGTTGTAGCAACCAAAACTCTCTACCATTTCCATTATTGTTGGGATATAGATCTCTAAATCTAGTCCAGTCGTTTGCAATTGCCTGCGTGCTATTACTTACACTCTGTGGGTAAGGTGCAGGTGGTGGGTTATTATTGTAATTGTTTCTTGCCTGATTACCAAGAGATTCGTCAATAATTGAGATACACTGCGTCCTTGGGATTACCATATCTCAACCTCCTCAGATCTTGATAATGTATGTGACGATAATAAATGGAGTAACTACAGCATCGAGTTTATTGATATTTTCTACCGATACGTTTAGTGTAGTATTGACATTATCTGCAGGAATATCAAATGTCGTATGTTGATACTGGAAGTTATGAGTGTATTGTGTTGGTTTTGTAATTCTATGGGTGTGTGATGATAGTGCTGTAGTGTTAGTTGCACTCTGTTCTAGGACGTTTCCTGCACCAGAGTTACCACTAGCATTACCACCATCTTTACCATCACCCTCAACAGCGTGGTTAGTAGTATAGTTTAGATAGTTTGTGTTCGCGTTATGAGCATGACCTTGGAAGTTTTCAATGTCCAGGAATGCTGCCTGTGATGTAGTCTCGAACTGAAACTTAGGACTAGATCTGAATTCATAGGATGCATCCACTGGGATTCCTTGGAAGTTACCAATAAAATCACAGGTCAACTGTGTTCCTTCATTACACACAACCTCAACTGCAGGACCCACTCTAGTTTCATCAGTATCACCAACAAAAGTATTCAGATAGTCACCAACTGATCTAGATGGAATGATAACCTTAGATCCAAGATCAGGTAGTTGAAACTGACCCAGATCTCCTGTATCTTGATCTGCTTCTCTAAGTTCTACGTTTGACTTTCTGAACTTAGAGTTTTGACCTACACCTAGAATTTGTGACAATGCAACATAATCAGATGCATTTCTAATAGATCCATCGCACTTCAAGAAACCAGCAGGAACATATTCCTGAAAGTTTGCTCCATTAGGATCATTAAGGTTTGCAAGATATGGTGTTGAGTGAACCTGAATAGATCCAATGTAACCACCATAGTGTGACCTGACTTTAGCGTAATTGTTGTTGACTGCCATTTTAGTATGCTCTGATTACATATACTGAAGTCATTCCAGGTTGAGTCGTGTTGAAGTTAATCTGGAATACACCAACATTTCTTGCATTATCTAGATTCAAGTTACCAGCTGGTGCAGTAACATACACGTTCAAACTATTTAATGGTCTTAGACCAGAAAGATCAAAGTTTACATCAAATTCATCATGAGTGTGTGCGAGAATAATATCTCTCGATGCAGCAACACCAACTGTTGTTCTATTGAAGTCCCAACCTGCGTTACTATTGAAAGTATCGTAGGTATTGAATGCTGATGTGCTTGACAAAGCATCGTTAGTTGCATCACCAACATATTCAAGAAGGTCTGGATACCAGTTAGTCAAACCATTACTGAATGTGGTTACTTCTTCACCGTTGATACCATAATCGACTCCTTCTCTTTGTCCAGGACCTTTGTTGAATCCAGCAATACCACCAGACAATGCACCTTTCTTCAGACCAATACCTTCATTAAATGTTCTGTGTGTTCCTGGTTGCGTCAAGACTGATTTGATAGGAGTCCATGCAACGTTTCTAGGTGTCCAGTTAACTGGTGGGTTCTCTGCGTTAATACCAGCAACAACACGTCCTGGGATACCACCACCGAAACCAGATCTACCTCTTTCTTGATCACCCATCTCAAACGACAGTTCAAACTCGTTATCATTGGTAACGAAGATGTCGTTATCAGAAGTATCAACCTGTGCGTCGAAGTTATAGTTGATGTTTGACCATGGGATCACACCTTCGCCTGGTTGTGACTCGGGGTCTTTTTTAATAGTGTCAATTCTACCACCATGACCATGACCTTTGATATGTCCTCTTCCTAGTTTTCTAGGACCGAAGAACATAATACGACTACCCTGACCTGATCCTTCAACAATAGTATTTCCTTGTAGTCTACCATTGTAATAGTATGAAACCTCTCCACTATCACCAGCAGGTGCTGTTGTTCTCTCATTCAATTCAAACACAACGTCAGTAGCAACGTCATTGAATCCTGTAGGAACACCTGTGTCTGAGTTTACACCAATATATGGAGTAATTTCTGATACTGCTGTTGAATCAACATCAAAGACTCTACCAGTAGGAGATGCTGGTCCTAGATATGATGTCTCCATATCAACCAGAGGTCTGTTGATTAGAGCAGGAAGAACAATCTCTCCCTGATAATCAGGAAACTCACCACCAAATGTAGATACAGATCCTTCTTCAACTGTAGCTACAGTAATGAGAATGTCTGATCCACCACCAGAGTTACCAGCAGGAATAGTTAGAACATCACCAACCTCATAGTTAGCACCTTGTGCTAGTCTTTGAATGGTAACTGTTCCGCCAACACCACTGGGAGCACCGCCACCTTCTGTTCCTGCATCAGCAACAATAACAGCAAAAGTAGCACCACCACCACTACCGTCAATAGGTGAGTAGATGTATGTGTCAGGAATTCTTCCTGCCTCTGTTGATGCGTTGTTAGTAAAGGTATTGATTAGACCTTGAGTAACTGTCGTAGATAGATTGTATGTGTCTCCGATTGCTCTAGCAAGCAATGGAAAATCTGCTGCAGAAACTTGTGTTCCATCGCAAACGATCCAACCATCGGGAATATCCGAGATATTCCCGACCCATGGCATGATTGTTCCGATGGCAGCTGCCTTTGCGGTTCTGATCTCTTGATAGAAAGACATGTGTTTTTATACGTCCATTAGATACCATCCTGCCTTATTTGGATTCGCTCCAGGACCACCATCAGCATCAGAAGTGCCAGCATAAACAAGACCGAATGCTGCATTTGGTGTTTGAACAACTAGTTCACCACCGTCGTGCGTGAGTGAGAAGTTCTCGCCTAGAGTGTTACCAGTGACAGAAGTTCCTGTGTTGCTTACAGAACCTTGAATCCTTACAAGGTTTGGTGCTCTTACGACAAGAGACTTATCATAAGAAAGGACACCACCTATATCTATAATACGAATCATATCGCCCATTTGAGCGTTTGCAGGCAGTTTGAACAGTGATGTTCCAGAGATATCAACGAAGTAGTTAACATTAGCAACAGCGTTAATAATGTTGTTGTTAGCAACAACCCACTTACGTCCACCAGTGCTGGAGAAGTAGTTAGTGATGCCACCGATATTGAGTGAACCATCATCATCTACAGCAAAGACTTCAACGCCGTTCTGGTTGACTTGTAGATCGCCACCGTTAACAGTCAGATCACCTGCCATCGTGACAGGACCACCGAAGGTAGACATTCCATCGCCAAGGGCAGAGAATGAACCGTAGGTAGTGAAGTCACCCGAAGAGTTGATGAACGTCAGTCGTGGTGTAGTTCCATCAGTTCCGAAGATATTGATGTTACCACCATTCATCGTGAGATTTCCAGTTGCTGTATCAATCTGGAATGTAGTTCTCAGTGGAACGTCAACTGTTGTTCCGTCATCCTCGAAGGAAGGACCACCATTAGTGATGGTAAAGAACTCTTGGTTAGGAATAGTAGAACCATTCAGTGTAATAGTGTTCTCTACAGTAAGTGTTCCAGCGATATTAGTGTTACCAGATGCACCAGCAACAGTGAACTTATTGAATCCAAGTCCTGTGCCAAGGTTACCAGCAAGAGTTGTGTTACCAGTTGTAGACTCAACCTTGAAGTTAGTAACAGCAGGATCACCACCATCGGTAACAATCAAGGACTGAATGTCAGTGCTGACAACAGCAGCAATACCAACGATCTCAGACTGGTCGATTCTCAGGAGGTCTAGTGTGGTTAGAACACCACCGAACTCAGCAACACCGATTCTTACGTTGCCACTGGTTCCATCGATACCAGCTCTTGGTTCATCCAGGATACCGTCAGGAGTGTTAGGATCGCCATTGAGACCACCAACGTCCTTACCAGTGATGTAGGATGCTGCAGGTTGCTTGTCAAGTTTAGCGATGACACAACCGTCAGGGTGGTTAGTCCAACCT